TTATCAAGTAGATACGCTTTTAATCGAAAATAAAGCTGCGGGTTATTCCGTGGCACAAGAAATACGCCGTTTGTATGGATTCGAGCGATTCGGTGTCCATATGTTTGACCCAAAATCGCAAGATAAGATTGCCCGACTGTATTCCGTCCAGCATTTATTTGCCGAAGGGATGGTCCACGCCCCACTTTATCAATGGGCTGAAATGGTTATTAGCCAAGTCGGTACATTCCCAAAAGGAAAACACGACGATTTGGTTGACACTGTGTCAATGGCTATGCGCCATCTTCGTGACACGGGCCTTTTGGTCAGAAACGCGGAATGGGCGGCTGACGCTGAAGAGCAGCTTAGATTTTCGGGTAATGATAATATGGCCCCACTATATCCCGCCTAATTATTCTGCTATATAATAGCCTGAAATTATTGGGGATACCTACATGCCACAAGTTCTGGCCAGCGCCATAGTCGATATTTTGCGACCCAGCAATCCAAATGCTTTTGGACTGTTTAAGGTCACTGTATGGGGCCAGCCTCCCTATGATTACAACATTTCTTACGAAATTACCGCAGCTTCTGATACAAAAGCAGCACAAAGTGCTATAGACAAGTTTGTTAACGAAGTAACGGCGATGGGGCCAAAAGGACAATAACATGCCTATGACACCCGGTTTAGGTCTTAACATACGTGACCCTGGCGACATGACAGATGGCATGGAAGAGGGTGATGTCATCATTGATGTTGTTCAAGATGACGATGACAACAATCAAACTGATGACAATGGCAACATTATACAGATTGACCACGCCGATGGCTCGGTAACTATTTCACTTGATGGCATGCCTGTCATCAAAAGGGAAACAAAAGAAGACAGGGACGATTGGTTCCGCAATCTTGTCGATGATATTTCGGACAATGATTTAAGTTCAATTGCTCAAGATTTATTGCGGGGTATCAGAGATGATATTCAAAGCCGTAAAGATTGGGTTGAAGATCGTGCCAACGGCATTAAGCTGCTTGGTTTGAAAATTGAATTACCTGGTCTGCAAGGTACAGCAGATGGCGCGCCCGTAGAAGGAATGTCGAAAGTCAGACACCCCCTTCTTTTAGAGGCGGTTTTGCGTTTTCAGGCTAATGCTCGTGCAGAATTATTGCCGACAGATGGCCCAGTTAAAATTCGCAATGACAATAACAACCCAACATTAGAACAAGATCAGCTTGCCAATGCTCTTGAGAAAGATCTCAACCACTATCTGACAGCTGTTGCGACAGAATATTATCCTGACACTGATCGCATGTTGATGATGCTGGGTTTTGGTGGCACGGCGTTCAAAAAAGTTTATTTCTGCCCATTGCGCAATCGTCCCGTGTCAGAAAGCGTTGATGCCAACGATTTGATTGTGAACAATGCTGCCACAGATTTACGCAATGCAAAGCGTATTACACATCGCACATATATGCGGCCTTCAACTGTTAAGCGGTTGCAAATCCTTGGCGTGTATAAAGATATTGATTTATCGACGCCTAAAGCACCAGACTTGGACAGCTACAATCGTGAAAAACGAAACATAGAAGGTCTTGATGATGAAAGCATGAATCCAGAAGATCGTGATCGGCTCATATACGAAGTCTATTGCGAATTGGATTTGCCCGGCTTTGAACATAAGCACAAAGGCAAACCATCTGGATTGGAAATTCCGTACATCGTGACAATTGATGAATCTTCACAGAAAGTTTTATCAATCGTAAGGAATTATAATGAAGACGATCAGGAATTACCCACGGCAAAAAGGCGTTTTGTCAAATATACTTTTGTGCCTGGTCTTGGGTTTTATGACACTGGCCTTCTTAACATACTCGGTAATACTACCAATGCTATTACTGCTGCTTGGCGCGAGTTACTTGACGCGGGTATGTACAACAACTTCCCTGGCTTTCTTATGGCCGACACAGGAGCACGCCAAAACACGAATATTTTCCGTGTCCCACCTGGCGGCGGCGCTCTTGTTAAGACAAATGGCATGCCAATCACGCAAGCTATTATGCCTCTTCCGTACAAAGAGCCATCTGGCGCGTTAATGAACCTTGTTCAGAGCATGGCTGACACGGGTATGCGTGTTGGTGGCACGAGCGAGGCTCTGGTGACAGAAGGAAAAGCCGATGCACCTGTTGGCACGACACTGGCAATGATTGAACAAGCACAAAAAGTGCTTAATTCGGTCCATAAACGCCTTCATGCAGCCCAAGCAGAAGAGTTTGAGTTGCTTGTTGAGTGCTTTAGAGAAAATCCAGAAAGCTTTTGGTTTAAAAATCGCACTCCAGCCTATCCTTGGGATGAAGATACATTCCTTAATGCGCTTGATACGTACTATTTTATACCTCAAGCCGACCCAAATACAGCTTCTCAGACCCAGCGTTTGATGAAAGTGCTTGCTCTGAAGCAGTTACAAGCATCAAATCCTGCTCTTTATGACCCAATTGCCGTTGAGCAAGCCGCTTTACGTGCTTTAGGCTGGTCAAATCCGCAACAATTTATGGCTCCGCCCTCTGCACAACAGCAACCGCCACCAGAATTGGTCCAAGCACAAGCTAAAATGCAGAATGACGCTAAAACTGCTGATGCTCGGATGCTTGATTCGCAAACTCGCGCTCAACAGGCCCAAGCTCAGATCCAAATGGATCAGCAACGGCTGGAAATTGAGCGTCAACAGGCAAATCCTCAGGAAGACCCATCAAAAATGATGGAAATGCAGCTTCGTTCGCAAGAAATCCAGCAAAAGGGGGCTGACGCTTTGCTTGATGCGATCAATCGTAAGAGAGATCGTGAAAGTCGTGAGCGTTTATCAGCTATTAAGCTTGCGGAAGAGATGGCGCAGAACCCACAAGGGCTTGGCGTAGTTGAACAGATGATTAGCCCCAACATGTTGCAGCGTTTAGAAGGGAATGAACCCACGCTCGACGGCAGACAGACTGGAGAATTATGATGCCTACTTATCAAGAGATGAGTCGTTTCGGCAAAGCTGCAATGGAATATTTGGAACAAAAGGGTTTGCCAAAAACTTCAGAAAATTTCAGCAATGCTGTTGATTTAGCTAAACAAGGCATGTTGCCTAAAGCAGTAACAACAGCTGCTCCAGTTAATAGTTGGGACGATCTTCTTGAGCCAAATAAAAAACCAGTTAATAGTTGGGACGATCTTCTTGAGCCAAATAAAAAACCAGTTAATAGTTGGGACGATCTTTTTGATATACAATGGGCGACAAATCCAGTTAGTAATACTCAAAAAGTTACTACTCCTGCGACTGCTTCTACTGTTGCATCGGCTAAACAAGTTTTAAATCCTTTAGATAAAGAAACAAATTATGTGTTGAGCAATCCAAAGTTTGGCGGTGCGCTTGGCAAAAATATTAACAATGCTACTGATGAAGAAATTGCTGCTGCTCGGCAAATTGCTCAAGCAAATCTTGATGCAAGATCTCCACAAACTAATATGACAAATGCCCCTGCCCCTGCTCCTGCTCCTGCTTCTTTATCTGCCCCAGGAACTTTAACCCAATGGGATAAAGAAACAAATTATGTATTAAGTAGCCCTAAATTTGGCGGCACGCTTGGTAAAAACCTTACCAATTCCACTAGCGAAGAAATTTCTGCTGCTCGTCAAACTGCTAAAGATAATCTTGAAGCACGTGGTGTAAAAGTTCCCGTGCAAATAGACCCATCATTAGTTGCTAACGCTCGTGCAATTGCTGGTTCTGATGCCCGCGCTTCAAGTGAATCTGTACAAGATATTATAAATGCTCAAAGGGCAAAAGCTTTTAATACAGATTGGGATGCAATTATTAATGCTAAAGTTAACCCACAACCACCAAAACCACAAGAATTTGATCGGTTTTCCAGTATAGCTGATAAATCACAAATACCAATTCTTGCTTTAACTGGTGGGGTGGGAACTGCTGCTATATCTTCTCAGATAACACCCCCCACATGGGACGCAGCAAAAAATACTAATGCTGTTGACCCTTGGGGAGTAGATACTGGAGCAATGGCTGGTTATAATTCATCACGCACAGGTGAACCTGGCTACAGTGGCCAAAGTGGTAATATCCTTAATCAAGCATTGATACAAAGTAATGAGCCTGAAGGTATTATTAAACCATCATCTACAGTAAAAAATGCCAAACAGGTCATGAGCCGTAACAATCAGCCATTAATTGACCTGAATACTAAAAATTCTGGTGAACAAGCATCTGTTCCTTCGGCTCGCGCACTTTGGGATATATATAATCAAACAGGTAGTGCAGCGGATTTTGTTCGCGCATCAAATGCTCAAAAACTTGAAGATCCTGGCAATGCAAAATTTGAAGCAGCTGCAAATGAAAAACGCGGCGGATCTGTTAGCGGCAAGGGAAAAGATGGCGGCATGAACCCAAAAGAAGCCGTTCTTCACAAAGCTCTTGAAATAATTCATCACATGATCTCACGTGGCAGGTAATTATGGCTGATGATCTGGATTATGACTGGAATAGTTTTCAACCTGGTTTGAAACAACCTACTGAAGACAGTTATATTGTTAATCCAGACACTGGAATACCTGAACTTGTCGGGCCTAAATTTCCAAACATGATCGCGCCAAACAAGCAAGCTGCATTGCTTGAAGCGTTAGATGTAAATGACCATGGCGAGGCTTACAGGGATGAAAATAGTCCTGCATATAATTCTAGCGGTTTAAGCGCGGGTCCTGATGTTACTTATCGTCAAAAAGCCGAAGACTATTTAAGCGGCTCTCATTCATCACCAGAGCGTGAGCGTTTTGTTAAAGGTTTTGGCAATGTAGCAGACTGGACGCCTGTTGGACCAGCTGTTGATGCGGCTGATGCTGCATTTCGTCAAAAATATGCTGATGCTGCTTTAAATGCTTTATTTGCTCTTCCAATGTCAAAAATTGGAAAAGTAGGTAAAGTAGCAGAGACAGTAGCGCATGGTTTTATGGATGGTGGTTCTGTTTTAGGCAGGGCTATTGCGCTTAGTCGTCAGGAGAATGAGCGCATGGCGAGGAAAGATGGCGGTAAAACTTACAGCAAAGAAGAGCGTGAGTTCGAATACAAGGGTTTGACCATTGGTATTCAGACATCAAAAGGCGAAAAACGCAAACACCATGGCGATGTAAAATTTCCCGTTGATTACGGCTACATTGGTGACACGGAAGACAACGATGACATGAATGTGGACGTATATATGGGTCCAAACAAAGACAGTGACAAAGCTGTTGTCATCAATCAATATCGTAAAAGTGGAAAATTTGACGAGCACAAGGTGATGCTCGGCTTCAAGTCTCAGGCCGCAGCGGTCAAAACTTATAAGGACAGCTGGCCTAAGAAAAAGGCTGAAGTTAGATATGGTGATTCGCTCGCCATGTCGGTGGAGGACCTTAAAAAGTGGTTGGAGTATGGAAATACTAAGAAACCAATCAAAAAGTCTGTTTTAGAACAGGCAATTATGTTAAGTAAGAAAAAGGCTTGATGTCGTCCAAGCCCCCTTTCGACGACACTGGGGACGCCCAGCAAACCATGGTTTAGGAGCAAGCATGAACGACATGGCTAAAAAGGCGAGAGCCGCTATGAAGTCGAAAGCAAGTAAAATGTCTTCGACTGACCCACACGAAAAGGTTGATTCGTCCACTTGGACACCATCAGAGCCTTTAAACGCTGACGTTAAAACGGGTTTACGCCCTATTTCTCGCCGCGCTTTCAAGACTGGTGGCAAGGTTAAGGGCGAAAAAGCACACCACAACGCTGGTCGTAAGCCACGTAAAACTGGCGGACAGGTCAAAGAATGGGTTGATGCTAAAATTAACCGCAATGTTAAGGATGCAAATGAAGCGCGTCCTGGCATTAAGCATATCGGTGGCATGAAAAAAGGTGGCCGGGCCAAGTATGCGACTGATGGCAAGGTAGATCCGCAAACAAAAGCTATTCTGCAAGATATGCAGAAGCATGCTCCTCCTCCTCCTGCTGCTACACCCACACCACCAACGCGCCCTAATTTTGATTACAGCTATACTGGTGGAAGCAGTGTCACTGGCCCTAAAGGTGAGCCAACGACACCTCAAAGCAGAGACCCCGGTAGCTATAAAAAAGGCGGACGCACCAAAAAGAATGTCGGCGGGACACTTTATGGCATGCAAAGTATGCCTACTTCCAGCCGCATCAGCCGTGCAGCTGGCCTCAAAAAAGGCGGTAAAGCTGGTCATCCTGACGAAGCAGCTGACAAAGCGTTGATTCGCAAGATGGTGAAGCCAGAAGCCCGCACAGGCAAAAAGGATGGTGGCGAGAAGTGGATTCAGAAAGCCATCAAGCATTCTGGCGCTTTGCATAAGTCACTTCACGTGAAAGAAGGCGAGAAAATCCCTGCCAAAAAGTTGGAAAAAGCAGCTGAAAAAGGCGGGAAATTGGGCAAACGCGCTCGTTTGGCTCAGACTCTCAAGCGCATGCACCATAAAGATGGTGGCAAAGTGTTTGAAGGACCCGGCTATCCTGGCAAGGTCCCTGGTGCAACTGGCGGTCGCACAGCGCATGCTGCTGGCGGAAAAGCTGGCAAGAAGCCACACACTAATGTCAATGTCATTGTAGCAGCTGGTCATCCTGCTGGCGGTCGTGACATGACAGCTGGCCCAATGCAGCAGCCACCAGGCCGTGGCGTTCCTGTGCCACCACCTATGCCACAGATGCCACAAGGTATGCCCGTGCCAAACCCAACAATGATGGGTGGCATGCCTGGCATGGGGACACCTGGTTTGCCAATGGCTGGTGCACCTGCGGGTCATCCTCCAATGCCTCCAGCTATGCCACGTAAAACTGGCGGTCGTGCTGTCAGCTCATACAAGGACATGACAGCGGGTGCTGGTTCTGGTGAAGGTCGTTTAGAAAAGACAGAGATCCAGAAGAAAAAACGCAAGTAATTCGCAGAGTGACACCGACTGTGCGGATTGGGGCAGGGACATTAACCCCCTTAGTGTTCCTGCCCGTCATATCATAAGGGGGCCGTAGGGGGCGGTTATGTTAACGAACACTGCACATTACCAGAATGTGCTTGCTAAATTGCTGGTTGAAGAGGTTGAGAGACTGAAAGAGGTCCTCGCTTCAGGCTACAATAGTGAAACTTTTGATATTTCGACTTACCGACATTATGTTGGTAAGATTGAAGGATTGCGTCTAGCTTTAGAATACATTGAAGAAGCAGAGGCAATAATGCTTGGCAAAGACAGGGGGTAGTTATGCCATTTATGATTATGGAACATGCAGAAGATCCGCGTAAAAAGCTTTTGGATGAGATTGGTGACATTTCGAACATTGAAATCTTCAACAATCAAATTCTTGCAGCGGTTTATATCCGCCCGCAAAAGACAAAAACCGGAATTTATTTGACCGACAAGACCACAGATGAAGATCGTTATCAGTCTAAAGTAGGATTGGTGATTAAAATGGGGCCTGATGCCTTTCAAGATTCTTCAGGCACTTGGTTTAACGGAATGAACATTGAATTGGGCGATTGGATTGTCTTTCGCCCATCAGATGGTTGGAGCATCACAGTCAATAATGTGCTTTGCCGCATGATTGATGATGTGAACATCAAAGGAAAGATTATCCATCCCGATCAGGTTTGGTAAGGAGTGACATATGTCAGAAACAGAAAAGCAAATTGAAATTGACCTTGGGGAGAATACCCCAGCGCCAGAAATTGTTGAGGCCAAACCAGATGAGCCTGTTGTTCAGGTTGTCGAAGAGGCCAAACAACCTGAAAAACCCGCGCCAGATGTCGAAAAAACTCTTAAAAAGCTCAGTAAAAAGCTTGAAAAAGAGAAAAAGGCTCGTGCGGAAGCTGAATTGGCTGCTCGTTTGGCACAAGAGCGTGTAGCTGCGGCAGCACATGAAGTTAATGACAGTCAATTACATCTTGTGTCTGGCGCGATTGAAAGTCTGCGTCGAGATCAAGAAGTCTTGAAGTCAGCCCTTAAAGAGTCAATGGCTGTTGGCGACTATGACAAAGCCGCTGATATTCAGGCTCATATGACCGAAAACCTCAAGAAATTGGGCGATTTGGAGCATGGCTACAAGGAAATGAAGGCTAATCCGCCTAAGCCTGTAGTCCCAGCCCCACCCAGTCATGATGCCGTTATTGATGGCATTATTGAGCGTCTGACACCAAAATCAGCCAATTGGGTTAAAGAAAACCGCAAGCATTTGGCTGATGAAAAGGCTCTCCGCATGATGCGTCGTGCACATGAGGATGCGGTTGATCGGGATATTCCGGTTGAATCCAAGGAATATTTCAAATTTGTTGAGAAGCGTATGGGCATACGCAAAAAGGAAAAGTCGGAAGATAAATCATATGAAGGATCATCAATGTCAGAAGCTTCCAAAGGTCAAAAGCGTAACTCGTCGCCTCCAGCTGCGCCTGTTTCGCATGCGCCAGGCGGTTCAAACTATCGTAATGGCACGGCAACGCTAACCCAAGCAGAGGCAGAAGCTGCGCGAATCAGCGGCATTTCTCTGCAAGAGTACTATCGCAACAAGATGAAAGAGCAGAATCGGCTCAATTAAGGAGAGTTAAATGTCAGAAGTTCAAGCAATTCGCGCCAAAGGACGCCCTTCTAAGGCGGCCCGTGTGCAACGTATTTTGAGCGAAGAAGTGCAGGAAGTCCAAGTTGAACGCCCTGCTATGCGTCCAGAAATGCGTGCAAATGACCCACGTGCAGAAGCAGCCCGTCGCGCTGCGGAAATCCGTGGCAATTTGGGCGGTGAAATGGATGAGGGCACAAATCGCTTTGATGCCCCAACAGCACCTCCTGGCTGGACATATGAGTGGAAGCGTAAAGCCACACTTAATCAGGAAGACACCAGCTATATTACGAAATTGAAGCGTAAGGGCTGGGAAGAAGTACCTGCCAGCCGCCATCCAGAGACAATGCCTCCTGGCTGGACAAATAGCACGATTGAGCGCGATGGCATGATCCTTATGCAATGTCCAGAAGAGATCGTGAATGAAATCAAGTCCATTGAATTGCGTCGTGCACGCGATCAGGTTCGTGTGAAAGAGTCTCAACTCACCGCGTCTCCCGATGGCACATTTGAGCGTAATAACCCCAACATCAAGAAGAACTACGAAGCAATTCCAGTTCCAAAATCTTGATTGGTGTCATGTCATAGTGTCATTTAAGGGCCGTGTCACAGCGGCCCTTTACTTTTGTGTCATGTCATAGTAATTTGGTGTCACGAGTTAATTCTCTGGCTCCCCCGGCGTGGAGTCTTCATACTTATCGGTTCTTAGTCGCCCCGGCGTGCGATGATGGACTTTTCCCTTAAAAAAGGAGGCTCCGTTATGGCAAATACAAATGCGCCTTTCGGATTCCGTCAGTGGTCAGGCAATGGCTCTGCTCCTACATATGAGCAGGTCGCTGTCGTCATTGACTATAATGCAAGTGCAATCTTTTACGGCGATCCAGTAACTCAACAATCAGATGGTTCTTACGCTCAGTCAGCTTCGACTGGCGCAACACCTGGTGCGTTGGGTATTGGTGGTATTTTCTATGGCTGTCAGTATCTTTCAGTAGCTCAAAAGCGTACTGTTTGGTCCAACTATTGGCCCGGCAGCGACGTTGCTTCTGGCAACTATGTGACTGGCTATATTGTCAATGATCCAAACGCTAAGTTTGTGGCTCAGACAGATAGCACTGGTCTTGCTTTCCCAACTGACATTAACGCAACCATCGGCTTCGCTATTGGCACGGGCAATACCTCAAATGGTATTTCTGGTGCTTATCTCGATAGCACAACTCTCAACACAGCAACGTACAATGTGGATGCGCCATTTAAAGTGGTTGGCATTTACAACCCACTCGTTGGCTACCCTGGCTCTTATGCCAATGGTCAGGCATATGACTGGGCAATTGTATCGTTCAACAATGTTGCTACACGCAACTTCACTGGCATCTAAGGAGTAAGGAACAATGGCTGTCAATCTCAGTTCCATTAAAGACCTTCTGCTCCCCGGACTCCGTGGCGTTGAAGGCAAGTACGAGATGATCCCATCTCAGTACGACAAAATCTTCACTAAGCATGATTCGAAAATGGCTCTCGAACGTACCGCTGAAATGCGCTACCTTGGGTTAGCCCAGCTCAAGACCGAAGGTGGTCAGACAGCTTTCGACAACAATGCTGGTGAGCGTTATGTGTACAATCAGGAGCACGTTGAAATTGCTTTGGGTTATGCGATTACCCGCAAAGCAATCGACGACAACCTGTATAAGACACAGTTTGCACCATCAAACCTTGGATTGATTGAATCATTCCAGCAAACCAAGGAAATTTATGGCGCTAACGTGTTGAACACAGCAACAACATACAACTCAGCAGTTGGTGGTGACGGCGTAGCACTTTGCTCGACAGCACATCCAATTGATGGTGGTACAGTTGCTAATACTCCATCAACACAAGTTGACCTCAATGAAGCGACATTGCTTAACGCAATGATTGCAGTTCGTACAAACTTCAGAGACCAAGCTGGTCTGAAGACGTTTGCTCGCGCTCGCAAGCTCATTATTCCGCCTTCTTTGGAACCAGTTGCAATCCGTCTTCTCAAGACAGAACTGCGTCCTGGCACGGCAGATAATGATACCAATGCTATCATGATGACAGCAGGTGGTTTACCAGAATCATATATGGTGAACGACTTCTTGACTTCATCTTACGCATGGTTCTTGCTGACCAACATTGATGGTTTGTCATACATGGAACGCATTAAGTTTGAAACTGACATGCAAGTTGATTTTGTGACTGATAACCTTTTGGTTAAAGGCTACGAACGCTACTCATTCGGTTACTACAACTGGCGTTCCATTTATGGTAACTTCCCAACATCGTAATGACGGCATGCCTCTCATGTAAAAGTGAGAGGCTCCTAAAAACAGGAGACAAAATATGTCAGACATTAATGGTGGGTTTTACCCTAATAACAATGGTAGCCCCGTACAGGCTGGGACTACTTTTACTGGCCCTTTGATCGCTGGTAACGTCATTCACTCAGATGGTACGGGAAACCTTGCTGCTTTGGGTGGTACGACTGGTACTGCAAACGCTGGTTATGCTAACATGGCACAATCCGCTGTTGTTACTCAGGCAAGCGGCGCTACCACAATTGTGATCCCTGCCCAAAGCCAAATCACCGACATTTATTTGATGGTGACTACTGCTTGGACTGGTGCTGCTGCTACTTTGAATATTGGTGCAACTGCTGGTACATCAGCTGCAACTGCTTTTACTGCCGCTAACGCTGTGACTGCAAGTGCTCTTGGCCAGCTCACCATTGTTCCTGGTACAGGCGCAGCTCAGGTTGCAAACTGGGATAACATCTCAAACGCTACTTTTCAAACAGGTGGCCCACAAGATGTTCAGATCAAAGTAACTTCCGCAAACACAGGCAGTGGCGTAGGCACTCTTACAGTGTTCTATATCCAAGGCATCAACAACGCTTCTTAATAGGAGACTCACATGAAGGGTCGTAAGCATCGTGCATCTGGCGGAGTTAACGAAGCCGCCGAAGACATGAAACGCAAAAACCAGAAATATACGTTTGAAAGCAACGTCCAAGACGAAGCTGTAAAGCGTAAACGTGGTGGAAAAACTGTTGCAAAACATGGCGAAATGGCAAAACACCATTCTGGCCGTAAGCCACGCAAATCTGGTGGTCGTACAGGTTCAAATATGAACCCACTCTCATCTGCTGCTAAGGGTTCCCCTGCTCCTGGCCGCAATGTTAGCGGCAGCATTAACGAGTAATTTTACTCATTAATCTGTACATGGCGGGGGCATAAAAGCCCCCGTTTTTGTAGGAGTCTATAATGGCTAAGACACCTGCGTGGCAACGTAAAGAAGGCAAGAGTCCATCTGGCGGCCTTAATGAAAAAGGTCGTGCGTCTGCACGTTCTGAAGGGCATCATTTGAAAGCCCCAACAAAAGACAAAGATAATCCTCGCCATAAATCATTTTGTGAACGAATGACGGGCATGAAGCGCAAATTAACTGGCGCGGCAGCTGCTGCTGATCCTGACAGTCGTATCAATAAATCTCTTCGTAAATGGGGTTGTTAAGATGAAAAACAAACCTTTTTGGGAGAAATCTGCGCCAAAAGATGCTACACATAAGCATCTGAACCGCAAACAAGTTCAAAAGGCGAAGGCTAGTGCAAGAGCTGCTGGTCGGCCTTACCCAAATCTAGTCGATAACGTGGCCGCTGCCCGTTCAGGAAAAGGTAAATAATTATGGCTACTATCTATCAAACAGGCATTAATTGTCCTTCTATTACCCAAAATGGCAAATATGAGCCATTTGATTTACAGGTAGCGCGTGGCCAGATTACTAACCATTCTGTCGTAAGCATATATGGCTATCAGCCTTCTGTTGGCACATCTTTTATCCCAACTTGGGAAAACGCTTCAACCTATGCATTCCCGTCCAGTGCTGTGGTGATGACTGTGGCTTCGGCTTCTGGTGCAACCGATGCAGGGGTGCAGGTTAAAATTAACGGACTTGATGCAAACTATAATATTTTGTCCGAAACAGTGACATTAAATGCTTCTGGTACAGTTAATACGACAAACAGCTATTTCCGCATTAACAGCATAATTATTACGTCTGGCAATGCTGCTGGGAATATTACAGCTAAAAATGGCGGCACAACATACTCGCAAATTAACGCTGGTATTAATCGTTCACAATCTTCAGTTTATACTGTTCCTGCGGGTTATAATTTTTATCTATACCGCGCACAGGGTTTTACAAGCACTGTCTATACAGCAAGCCAGTTCACAACCTATCGCACACAAACAACGATTAATAACGTGACATCGGTGTTTGCGCAGCGTCCATTTGTAAGTAACTTCCTTGTTGATCGCACATATCCAAATATGTACGCAGCGACAACTGACATTCAGTGGCAAGTTGCTATGAACACGGGAACTGCGGCGGTTGGATTGGCTTTTGAAGGTGTGCAGATTATCAACGATCAAGCTACAACTTTTTAAGGTGATAGATGGCGACCAGCAATACCTACAACTTCAATCCTGGGCTCGGTGAGTTAACTATTTACGCCTACAATTTGATTGGAGTGCGCGGTACTGCTTTGCTTCAAGAGCATCTTGAGGCGGCTAGAATGGCTACCAACCTTATGTTGGCGCGTTGGTCTAACCAAGGCGTCAATCTTTGGGCTGTCGATCTTATTACTGTGCCATTGGTGCAGGGGCAATCAACATACTCGGTTGATTCGAACACTGTCATGATTTTGGATGCGTATATGGAGATTACAAACTCCTCAGCGCAGCCAATTGACCGCATTATCATGCCTATCAGCCGCACAGAGTATGCGTCATATCCAAATAAAGAACAGCAGGGTTTTACCACTGTTTATTGGTTTGATCGCTTGCTTTCGCCAACTGTTACTTTGTGGCCTGTGCCAGATGGGTCAAGCGCTCAATATCTGAAGTATTATCGTGTCCGTCAGCTGCAAGATTCCAACATGGCTGGCAACCAAAATGTCGAAATTCCATATCTTTGGCTCGAAGCTTTTGCTTATGGACTGGCGTATAGGTTGTCTCAGATATGGGCTCCTCAAGCCGCTATGACATTAAAGCCAATGGCTGATGAGTCATATCAAATTGCAGCAGATCAAAACACAGAATATGCGCAGCAATATATTTCTCCCCAAATTGCGGGATATTTCCGATAGGGGTTTTTGATGGGTTACGCATCACAGGCGGGGCGGGCAAAAACTAATGCGAGGATGCCGCAAGCGCATGCTATATGCGACCGCTGCGGTTTTCGCTATAATCATGTCAATTTACGCTGGCAATATGACTGGCGCGGCACGTCTTTGCAGAATATCCGTCTTTTGGTTTGTGGGCCATGCTATGATGAGCCACAGCAACAGTTGAGGGCTATTGTTGTTCCCGCTGATCCTATTCCAGTGGTCAACCCACGTATTCAGGATTTCCCAACGGCAGAAACGAATACTCGTGCCACATCTGGTCAAAATACTGTTGACCCCACCACAAATATTCCTGTCATCAATGGCAACACTCGCATTACACAGGACGATCAAGTTCGTGTCACGCAACAAACTGGCGAGCCTCCTGGTGGTCTTAATCAACAACCCGGCACTGATCCTAACGCGCCTGGTGACACAGATCCTGGCTTGCCTTATGGTATGAATCAAGTTCCAGAAACGGGTCCGCAATAATGGCAACAAATATCCAAATCCCAAATCTTACGTCTGCCACGGCCCTCTCTGGCTCGGAACAACTTGAAGCGGTGCAAGCTGGCACGTCTGTTAAGATTACGACAGCACAAATTGGCACTTATGTCGCGTCTACATATCCAGCTCCTGGCATTAGCAGTGTCACAGCAAGTTCGCCTCTTCAGTCGTCAACAGTTTCTGGCGCTGTCACCATTACGCTTCCTACGGCAGCTATTAGCAATACTTACCTTGCACAGATGGCATCAGGTACTGTCAAAGCTAATTTGACTGGTGGCACAGCATCTCCATCTGATGTCACGCCAAGTGATATTCTTGACACATTTGGCTCGGCAAAAGGTGATTTGCTTTATCGCAACACATCTAGTTGGGCTGCTTTAGCGCCCGGCACAAATGGATCGTTTCTAACATCAAATGGCACTGGAAACGCGCCAACATGGACAACCCTTAGCCTTGGTACGATGGCATATCAAAATGCCAATAACGTAGCTATCACAGGCGGCAGTTTATACAATGTCGATATTGAAACTTCTACAATCAATCAAACAACAATTGGTGCGACCACGCCATCTACGGGTGCGTTTACGAACCTCTCATTTACAGGCACAGGTTCCTTCGGCACTATTTCTTCTGGTACTTGGAATGGATCTCCTGTTGGTGTCTCTTATGGCGGGACTGGCGCTTCTAATGCCAACGGCGCTAGAACAAACCTTGGGGCTGCTGCTTCTGGCGCTAATAGCGATATTACGAGCCTTAGCGGATTAACAACGCCTTTATCAGCTACACAAGGCGGCACAGGCTTTAATCTATATACAACTGGTGATTTGCTTTACGCATCATCATCAACAAGTCTTGCTCGCCTTAATGACGTTGCGACAGGCAATGTTCTTTTGTCTGGTGGAGTTGGTGTTGCTCCATCTTGGGGCAAATTAGACCTTACATCAGCTGTTTCTGGTACGCTTCCCGTGGCGAATGGTGGTACTGGCGCAACTAGCTTATCTGGTTATCTGTTTGGTAACGGAACTGGTGCATTTACAGCGCAAACAACCATTCCCAATTCTGGTCTTACCAATTCAGCCGTTACAATTGGTAGCACAAGTATATCACTTGGTGGGACATCAACAACACTTGCTGGCCTGACAACTGTCACAGTCAC